ACCTTGAGCGAGTGTTCGGCCAGCCATTTTTGCCACGGCATAAAGCCGCCTTCAATGATTTGGTCGGCAAAATCAATCAATTCAAAGCCGCGTGATGGCAAATCATTGAGCGGTGAGTGGATTCGTGGAGCTGTTACCGGCAAAAAAACCGATTCCAGCCTATCTGAGCCTAGTTCAGCCGTAAGGCCACCAACTATGACCTGTTCATCCTTAATCATGACTTATCGACTCGTTTTGGGGTATAAACACCCCCGACTCTCCATGGTGCTTTTATACCCCAAAACGTGAGCCTAAGTCATGATTAAGTCGGAACAGGTCAAAGATGGTGCAGATGTGATTGACATCGGCTCAAATCGGCTGCAATCGGAAATTTTGGCGAGATCAGCTCCACGTATTCACTCACCACTCAATGATTTGCCATCAAAAGGCTTCGAGCTGATTGATTTCGCTGACAGATTCATTCCGGGCGGCTTCATGCCTTGGCAGAAATGGCTTGCCGAACATAGCTTGAAGGTGAAACCCGATGGCAGATGGCAGCATCCCATTTCGGTGGCGATGCTTCCACGGCAACAAGGAAAATCGACGTATATGCTGGCGCTAATTGCGATGGGTTTATTCGAATGGAATGAGAAGCTTCAGATTTCATCAGCTCACCGATTAGTCACATCGTTGGAGCAATTTCGTCAAATTGTCGGAATGATTGAAGCTCACGATGATCTTGCAAAGCAAATTAAGCGAATTCGCTGGCAACATGGAGCCGAAGAGATTGAAACTAATCACGGAACCCGATTCTTAATCAAGGCCGGCGGTTCCGCTGCTCGCGGTGCGTCCCCTACAAAGGTGCTTCTCGATGAGCTTCGAGAAATGCACGATCTTGAATCGTTCGCTTCATTGCGCTTTGCTTTGATGGCTGCAAAGAATCCTTCGGTCAATGCTTTTACGAATGCCGGAGATTCGCACAGCGTAGTGCTTCAAATGCTCAGAGAGCGCGGATTGGCTGCCGCAGCTGGAGCGGATGATGATATTGGCTATTTTGAGTGGTCTGCTCCGACTGATGAGATTACGTACGAAAATGCGGCCTCATGCACTCCGGCACTTGGAATCACAATCCATCCGGACAATTTGCGAGCAATTCTCAATGATCCGCCGGAAGTTGTATTGACTGAGGTGTTGTGCAGATTCGTCCAGACAATTTCCAGCGTGGTCGGTGCAACCGAATGGAATCAGTGTCTTGAAGAGAATGTTGATCTCGATGAAGAGAAGCTGACATGGCTTGCAATCGATTGCTCACCGGATCGCAGATCGGCTGCACTGGTTGGAGCGCAAAAGCTTGGAAATGAGAAGTTTGTTGTCAAGCTTCTTCATACATGGGAAAACTCGGTTCAGCTTGATGATCGTGAGATTGCCAATGAAGCTGCGAAGTATTGCCGCAAATATCCAATTGAGCATTTGCTTTACAGCCGCCGAACAAGTGGCGCGGTAGCTGCTCGCCTACAACCGGCAGGAATTCCAATTCTGGACATGGATTCAAGTTATCCTCAAAGCTGCGATGAATTATTGGGTGCAATCAACTCCGGACGTTTACGCCATCGAGGCCAAAGCGAGCTGACAATTCAAATGCTTTCAGCTGTGCAGTTGCGTCGTGGCGATGGTGGCTGGGTTATTGGCAGACGTGCCAGCGGTGTTGTGTGCGCGGCAGTGGCAACAGCGCTCGTCACACATTTTGCGACACGCCCAGAGACGGAGATTGACATTCTGGTCGGTTAATGCAAGGCGTCTGAAAAAATTGGCGCATGGGATTATTTGATCGTAAGCGCACACTGAAAGCTGTTGCGCCTACGCGCGGCGCCGACATAGCTGCACAAGTTGGCCCAGCTCCTACACTTGATGCGTTCTTTCCATTCGGCGGAGCTGATTACATTGCAACTCGCGAAGAGGCTATGAGTGTTCCAGCTCTTGCGCGCGCACGAAACATGATTTGCAATTCAATTGCGACTGTTCCACTAATTACTCGCGACAAAACAACCGGAGAAGTTATTGATCAACCTGTTGTCATTTCTGAACCTGACAAAAGAATTCCTGGAGCAGTGAGTTGGTGTTGGGCGGCGGAAGATTTATTATTTACAGGCTTTTCATATTTTCAAGTAATGTCGCTCTTTGCCGACACCGGACGCGTTCGCGAGATGTGGCGCGTTGCTCCTAATCGCGTTGGTGTGTTCTTAAATGACAAAGGAACACAAATTGAGTATTACACAGTAGACGGAATTCAAGTTCCAAATGGTTCTGTTGTCGGCGGTCTTGTTGTGTTCTACGGCAATGATGAAGGACTTCTCAACAGAGCTGGAAAAACTATCCGAACCGGTTCCGAACTCGAACGTGCGGCGGCAATGTACGCGCGCGAACCTGTTCCATCGATGGTATTGAAATCTAACGGAACGGCATTGCCGGCAGATCGTATTGCAAAGTTGCTTGATGCGTGGGGTGCAGCTCGTAGAAATCGCGGTACTGCATTCCTTAATGCTGACATCACAATGGAAACAGTTGGCTTTACACCGGAACAAATTGGTCTCAATGCAGCACGTGAAATCATCGCGACAGAATTGGCAAGAGCCGTGGGAATTCCGGCTTACTTTATTGACGCGCCGACAGGATCATCCATGACTTATGCCAACGCCAGCACGGCGCGTCAAACTTTATTGGACTTCTCATTATTGCCACTTATGAACAGCATATCCAGTCGTTTATCAATGCCGGACTTTACGCCATCAACACAGCGCGTCGAATTTGATTTGAAGGCGTACTTACGCGGATCAGAAAAAGAGCGCGCAGAAATTTACAAGATTTTATCCGACATCGGCGCAATTACAGTTGAGGAAATCAGACAAATGGAAGAGATGATCTCATGAAGCTAACTACACCAATGCAAATCACGGCAGCCGATTCGGATGCACGGACAATCACCGGCCGCATCGTCGCCTTTAACGAACAAGCGAACGCATCAACGGGGAAGGTTGTGTTCGCTCGCGGATCAATTCAGCCAAATGATGTGTTTCTTAATTTGGAACATGACAACACACGCAGAATTGGCAAAAGTGTTGCAATGAATGTCAATGATAAAGAAATCACGGCGACTTTCAAAATTGCAAATACAACAGCCGGAACCGATGCACTAACAGAGGCAATGGAAGGCTTACGCGATGGCTTCTCAATTGAATTAGCTGTTGATAATTACGAAATGCAGAAGGACGGCACAATGAAGGTCATCAATGGTCAACTTACAGCCGTTGCTTTAGTTACTGAACCAGCCGTTCGGTCGGCAAGAGTCAGCGAAGTAGCCGCATCAGAGGATTCTGAAACTCACGAAGGATCAGAAATAACAAACCCAAATGAAGGAGACAAAGTGGAAAACACTACCGAACCTGCCGCTCCTGCCGTTGAACCGGTAGCAGCTCCAGCAGTCGAACCCGTACAGGCATCACGTCCAGCGTATTACAGCGCACCACGCTCACCAATTGTGACCAAGGTTGATTATCTTGAGCACTACTTACGCGCAAGCATTTTGCATGATGAAGATTCTCGTCAATATGTAAAGGCAGCAGACAACACAACATCAACAGCTCCCGGAATGATTCCAACACCACAAAGCACACAGGTTATCAATGCACTTGCCAATGCTGATCGTGGAACAATCGATGGCATTAGCCGCGAAACTTTAGTGGCAGAAGGCATGACTTTTGAGCTGCCTCGCGTCACTGCGGTTCCTACTGTTTTGCCAATTAACGAGAATGATGCAGTTACAGAGTCATCACTCTCAGCAACATTTCTTTCAGTATCAGTGCAACCATTCAAAGGCCGTGCAATTTCGACAGTTGAACTCATTGATCGCAGCCGTCCGGAATATCTAGCAGCTCTTCTTCAGAATCTTGAATTTGCTTATGCAAAAGAAACTGATGAATATGCTCTTGCACAAATGCAAGCGGCAGTTACTACAGTGACAGCTCAATCAGCAAATTCATCAACCGGATTCCTTGGATACACATCTCAGGCAGCCGCAGCTGTTTATGGAGCATCACTTGGATTTGCTCGCTCATTGATCGTCTCGCCGACCCAGTGGGGAAATATCATGGGATATAACGATAATGGGTCACCGCTATACAACGCAGCACAGCCTTCAAATGCAGCTGGAAATGTTCGCGGAGATAGCTTGCGCGGTGTAGTTTCACCGGGCTTAAATCTTTACGTATCACGTTCATTTGGTAACGCTGGTACAACTACAGCTGATGGCGATTCTTCAATGGTCGTTGTCAATCCAGATTCTTACACATGGTATGAATCCCCACGCTTTACGCTTCGCACCAACATCAATAGCGATGGAACCATCGATATTCTTTATTATGGTTACGGCGCATTGGCTGCAAAAGTGCCAAATGGCGCACAGTTCAATAATCTCCCATAAATAAACAATCACTATCGGTAGCGGTCGCTCCCGAACGCTACTGACACGAAAGGAACCGAGATGCCAGCAATAGTCACAGC